CTGGCACTTTAGCATGGCTGCGAGATCAAGGATTTCACACGTTTTCTCGTTGGTGGGATGAAAGCTATGATCAAGAAACTGATCATTGGCGTAGATTAGAAAAAGTATATCGCACTGCTGAGTTTGTAAACAGTCTTTCCGCCGGCGATTGTGCTGATATTTTAAATCAAATGAAACCTATACTAGAACACAACTACCTACATCTAACAAAGAAATTTGTACATCGCACAACTGCTAACCTATTTAAATAAATACCATATGCGCACAACAGATCTTGAAAAATCACAGCCACTTGATTCACTTGACACTAGAGTAGGCATTACTGAATTTAATCCCAAAGGAATAAATTCTACAGGAAAAACTTCAGCTGCTTATCCTGAATGGTACACATGGCTAAGAGGTCAACAAACACTACAGCCATACAAAAAACACGGCGTAGACATTCTAGCACTGTTGGATTTAGATAAAGATCCTAGCATACAACAAGTAGAACAGGTAACACGTTCTGACATTTATGATCTTTATAAAGAGTATGTTGATCTTAGTCGAAAACACCCTCGAAACAAAAACATGTACTGGACTTTAGGTCTACTAAACGAACTGTATACGTATACTTCACAAGAGTTTTAAACTCGCACTATAGCTAAATATCGTGTTATGAAAATTAAAATACCCGTACTAATGCATGGCTACTGGGGCTGGTGTATATTCCTTAGCATACTGTTTGGCTTTGCTGTATACTTCGGCCTGTGGCAAGTAATACTATTACTATGGATTCATCTTTTTTTAATATAAATACAATATAGTTATTTTGGAATCACAATGAGAATTCAACAATTGATTAATGCAGCACAGGTTAATGAAGAGCTAAACCCTAGGAAAGTTTTGAAAGATTTTGCAGCTAATGCTGGAAGACTTATAGCAAACCTAGTAAATAACCTTTCGGGAAAGACTCAATTACATAAGGCAGCAAGACGTATTCAACAACAATACGAAGTATTACGGGCATTTGATAGAATCGAAGATATAAGAGATTTTAGAATCTTAATTGATACGCAAAGAGAAATGATAGATGCTTTTAACGAATTACCAGTAGATATTCTCAGAAAAGCAATGGGCAACAGTGATTTAACTTTTAACAAGTATCGTTCCCTAGCTAATAAGCTTGACGAATTAGCAAGAATAGCTAAGCCACTACAGAATCTTTATCAAGATTCTCCCGAATTTACAAATGTATTGCAAAAGTCAGTAGGTGAATTTAGATCACTACAAAAAGACTTAGAGTCAGCTAGAAAAGCAATTATAAAAGAAAGAAATATTCGAGATACAAATATAATGTTATGGTTGTTTGCAGCAGCCGGCGTAGTGGCATTCTCAGCTCTATTAGCTAGAGATGCTACAAACAATATGATTGATGATTAAAACTGTAATTTTATATTGAAAATGATGCACTAAATACTTTGTCCAGTTGGGAGAGGGAATAGTGCACTTTTGTGTGCAGGGTAAAGCAGGGAGTTTTTAAATTCCCTGCTTTTGCTTTTTAGCAATGCTAAATATTTTTGATGTATACATTAGAAATAAAAGAGTCAAATCCCACCGCTGATTTATTTGCTGAATATAGTTTAGGTATGAAGGTACAAGCACTTGCAGACTATCTTTATACAACACATTCTATCGAAGCAGATGCCGAATCATACAACACACTATCATTCAATTCGGAGAAAGATTTTACTACTGCATCACTTGTTATTAGCGGGTTTGATGATATTAAAATAGCCTAAAATATGTAACCAGGTCTTACGATATATTTTAACGTGTTGTTTTGCATCGTAAGACCTGGTATTAATAAAACAAATTTTATATACTAGCATAGTACTACGACTTAAATTTAGGTTTTTGTCTGCGCTTACCGTATCCTAGTCTTTGCATTACAGTCATTCGTTCGTTGTCGTCCATTTGCATCCACATACATATTTCATCTTTTGTTCTACCACACCCTACGCATATGCCTTCTACAATTTTACATATACTCATGCATGGTGTAACGTACATTTATCTTCTTTACATTGAGACGCTGACTCTAGGCCCTCGGCCTTCGGCCATGTCTGCTAGATAGTCTGATAGATTACTTAAGCTGTTATGAACTTTTTCGCCTTCTTCGCTGTACTTGTCTTCATGTTGTAGCAAATACTGATCAACTTGATCTTTGAGATCTAATATAAAGTTTCCATAACCTTTAGGCATGTCTTCGACAGGAAATCTTGCATTCATGCCAGCATGTTGCTCGTCTATTTTGCCAGCACGTAATGGTCCTTCGTTTACTATATCTATAAACGCTTTTATATCGTCGTTCATTTTTTTCTCCACGTAGATAAAATATTTATCTATTCCAGTCTGCAAAAGAATAAACGTCTACTGAGCTTGTATCTATATAATCGCTATTATTACTATGCTGTACTCGACCCTGTCCTTGAACTATGTCGCCGTCTCGATAAGATACTGCACGTTTAACCACAATATCAATATATTCGCCAGGGCCTATGCCAAGGGTAAGAAAAGTTACCCATCGATTGCCTTTACCTCTATAGCAACGTCCGTTAGCAATAACACCGGCAAACTCGACCCTGTCAAGCCAAAGTTGACGAACTCCTAAGTTATTAGGGAACCCTCGATGCCACCATCCTGAATAGGTAGGTATACCCTGCCGATGGGCCTCTACTTGGTATACCCAGGGTCGATAAGACCCTTGGCAGTGCTTAATGTTTGCACGCCAAAATTCTTTGGAGTTGTGTGCTTTTTGATAAGCTAGTGCCCATATAAGACGACCTAAGTTAACTGCGTGTGCACGACATAAGCCGAACCCTGATAAACTTTGTAAAGCAACCATTGCTTCTTGCTTTCGAGGATGCACTCCCATACGTTCTACAAATTCTAAAATCTTTTCATCATTCTTTTTTGCAAACGCACGTCGATACATATCTGCTTCATACATATTAACACCTATAATATCTGCGATAATTGATATTGCATCATCTTCAAATACTATGCTATCCTGTATTGCTTCTTGACTCCAATCTTGAAACATTGCTGCTTTTTGCCTTCCGCTCATAGCAACAGGACGAACCATAGCAGTAGCAAACACACAGTCGTGAACTGACGTCGGCTGTATTGCTCTAAACAGTCTGCGCATAGCTGGAGACTCGCCTTGGGTAACACCCAATATGTCGCCACGACATAACAACTCGCTTGTCTTTTGATCTTCTTCGGGATAGTCTGCTAGAGCAGTATGCGGGTCTATTTCCAACAGTTGACTTAAGCCCCGATTAGCAAGTATATCAACTTTGAGGTGTTCTAAGTCCTCAACTTCGTGTTTGTCTAATAATATTTGATTGTCTTGCGAAATAAGACTTTTAGGTAACTGACGTGTAAACATTACAATTCCCCCGCAGTGTTTTGATATAGCACGCTTCTTTCCAATTAGTCTATTTTCAATGCGCTTTGCTTCTTTGGGATCAATATCGTAATCTTCATACTTAAAGTTACGAGGCAAGTTTCCTTTAATACCTAAACGTTTAGCTGCTTCCTTGCGTGCACTCTTTTGTCTGTACATTACATAGTTGCTAAGACGTGCAGTCTTGCCGGGCCATTTTTTAAATATACGATTCATTACTTCTAGTTGACGATGATGTTCAAAATCAATATCAACGTCTGGCAAGTCGTCTCGCATAGGATTCATAAATCGTGCTACGGGTATTTGCCATTTAACTGGGTCGACATCTGTGATGCCTAGCAAGTAGCAAACTAAACTGCTACCTGCAGACCCTCTAGTCATATGCGTTAGATCTTGAGTAAGATCTATAATGTCACAAATTTGTAAAAAGTAATCTGTAAATCTTTGATTAAGTATTAGTTCAAATTCTTCAACTAGCCTAACTGTATACTCTTCTGTTTGCGGTATTGGTCTTTTAAATCGTTGTATTAGTTTTTCTATGTTTTCTAAATCTGTATCTGCCATGTATGCCTTTCTTTGCCTATGGCAGTTATTTACTACTCTTCGGTTGAAAGGTTGTTCAAGAACGAACGCAGCATAGTACTATCAGTTTCAGCTTTAATTTTGCCTACTGTGTCACCTTGAGACGGATCAGTAGACTTTTCAGATTCAGGTGCGCTTGTATTACCACGTTTAATTTGATCAAAGATTGTTGACTTACGTTTTTCAAATTCTTGATATTCGCTATCATCTGCAAGATCTCTAATACGCAAACTGTCAACATCAAACTCAAGATCAACTTTTGCGCCAACGCCACTCGACGAACGTGTTTTCATTAACTGTATTTGATAGCGTCCACGTTCACGCATAGCTCGGCTTGTGAAGATACCAAACACATTATCAGCAGTATTAATTTTACTTAAGCCCCCGGAGATGTGTGAGTGATCAAATTCTACTTCTTCTACTGCTCCTCTGTTCAGTTGCGAAGCTGTAACAAATACAGTGTTTAGTTCCATAGCCAAGTTACGTAATTCTTCTGATACGTATTTGTCTTTTACAAACAAGTCACTTGGTGATACTTTTACGCCTAACGGCATCATAAGATCAAGATAGTCAACTAAAATTACGTCAACTTTTCTTTCTGTTTTAATTTCATATTCTTTTATATAACTGCGCAAGTCGTTTGCATTACAACCACTTGGCATGTACTTGACTTGGAATGCGCCGGCCTTCTTACCGATCATTTTTACTTTCATCTCAACGTCTTCAATTGACTTGAAAACATCTTTAGTTGGGATGTCAGTGGTCATTGAATCAAGACGCATACTAACTAGATTTTCTGAAAGCTCGAAAGTCAAGTATAGCACGTTCAGTCCAGCAAGACACCAGTTAACACCTAGGTTTGCCATAAACAAACTTTTACCAGAACCAGAGCCACCTGCAAAAATATTCAGTTCACCTCTATTAAAGCCGCCAAACAGTTTTCGATCAAGACTCTCCCAGCCTGTACTTACTTGTCCGTTTTTATCTTTAATAGCTTCTAATCTAGCTTTGGGATCAGCAAAGTAGTC